AATTATGCGATTCTCAATATTGCTGCACTCGTTGTAAACGCTGGGAACTGAATAGTAAAAGTTCCTGAAGTTGCAGTTTTGTCACCGCCAAAATCTAACACCGCTACACCTGGATCTCCAGTTGCTGAGTCATTGTAAATCAATGCACCCCTTGCAGTAAGTGTAACTCCTACAAAAGACAAATCAGCAAAATCTGTTATTGCTGTATTTGTTGCTAAAGATGTTCCAGTATTAACAAGAGCTTTTCCACCTGATGAGTAACCAGAAGGTGAACTTACCTCATTACCGGTAGTGAAAGATGTTGTTGATTTTCCTAAAGTAGCCGAGTTAGTGTACATTGCTAATTTAAATGTATTTCCGCCTGGGTTACTAAAATTGTGCTTTGCTTCTAAAAGTTCTTTTTTAAAAGTGTTGCATATTGCATTAGTTGTTATAGCCATTTTATCTCCTTATAAAAATTTATGGTGATGGAGATTCTACTTTAAGTCTAGGAACTCCATCTTCAAATTCGCCTCTTCTTCTTCTGCCCATTTGTTGAACAGCAAAAGCTTGCATACTCTCATCATACCTTTGTCTGTATAGGTTGTAAAGATCAGCAGGCCCTTTTAAGAAACCATAACACTCTACAAGGACACCATATAGTAACAAAGCTTCTTGATGAGTTGATAAAAAAGTATTTGTTGAGCTGTCAAAATGAGGTGGATCTTTAATATAATTTATTTGAACAGTTGCAGCCGTAGCAGGGTTTGGAGCTACAAGGATAACTGCTCCAGTTTGTACATTGTCCTCCCAATTAGCGTAATATTTTGGTGTCCCCTGTGCCTCACTAGGATTAAACTCTGAAATAAAACTAGTATCTCTTTTTTCTAAAAAAACTCTTGTGCCTCCGTCTATGACTTGTACTGATCTTATTATCAAAAGATCTCCCGGCAAACTTACATAACGGTTCCCCGCAGTGAAATTAGATGTTGCATATTTTCTAAGGTCATCATAATCAACCTTACCTGCTATATCTAATTCTGTGTTTCTAATAAATTGATCAATTAATGTGTCAGATAAAACATTACTGTCCACTTCAGTGTAGTTTCTAACTTGAGTCAAAAAATTTGTATAAGTTATTGCCATTATGAAATACTCACTGTTACATTACCTAATATAGTTGAAGCCTCTCTAGCTCTATTTTGCAAAGATGGATCTCTAGGTTGCATAGATGAAATTTGTGTAGTGATACCATCACCCGTAACCTCTTGATGAAAAACTTGAAAAGCAAAATCTCCAGGCAAACTTAAATTAGCAACGCCCACTGTAATACCACCAGAATCAGCAATTGTATTATCATTTGATGCAACAGTTTGTGGCTGCTGAAATTTCATCGATCTTGGATTTAATAAGGCAACAGGATCTGCTTTATGATATGGAGGATCAAGTTGTGGATGTTTTGATTCATATTCTGATATATGCACCAAAGAACCATTCCATTCTTTTACCATTTCTCTGTAAGGAAAGGCTTGTCCTGACCTATCAGATATTGCTTTCGATCTTTTTCCTCTTGCGTATGGCATTATACTCCATCTCCAAAATAAGTTTGTGGTGTTATATAAACTGATGTTCTTTGACCATCTTCAGTTAAAGCTCTTTGTAACTCATCTTCGTAAACTAATCTTAATGTTTGTAATCTATCTGGTGCTTTTTTCATAGATAAATAATAAGCCAATCCTGAACACATGCATGGTAAAAATCTGTATACAACATCAGCTTGGTTTGTGTATACACCGACATCTTGAATTCTATCAACGGAATAAAATTTTAAAGTTGTGAATGTAGTTGCATCAGGTGCTAAATATAAAAAAATTTGTGGTGTAGTTTGTCTATCAACAAAGTATTGAGATGGTTGTCCTGTTTGTAATTTATTTGGTAAAGCTGCGTAAGCTGATCTGTCTATTTTAGTTAATGAAATATCGTTTGTTGATGAGGTATTTTGTGCAGCAGCAGTCGTTGAAATATAAGCTTCCAATACGTCGCTAACAGCACTATTCACAGAATATTGTGCAGTTCCTGCTACTAAAGCTATTTCATTTAAAGATACTTTCCAAATATGAACACCTCTATTACCCCACTCTGAGAATAATAAATTTAAACTTCTTCTTGCTGATCTTAAATCTCGGCCACTATTAGTTCTTATCCCGCATCTCTCGTATGCTTCCTCGATGATATCATCGATGTTTAAATCGAATGCTGAAGTCCCTGATGTAGCCATAATTCATTACATTAAATCTTTATAATAATCTAAAGATTTTCCTGGTATTAATTTTTCATCTTGCAAACCTGATCCTGAAGTTCTTGCTGCACCAAATCCTCTTGTAGATTTAACTGAACCACCATTATCTCTTGATAAATAATTTAATGAAGGACTAATTTTCATTCGAGCCTTCACAGATTTTTTAGCTAATTCTCTTCCTTTTTTTGAAGTAAGAGCCATTGTGCCTAGACCAGCTTTTATAACTTTACCTTTTTTAGCAAAACCCATTTTTCTAGTTACATCAGGTCTTTCAGCTTTTAATTTTCTCAAGCCCTCCCCTTTTGGACCCTCTGGTATTTTTTTTAATGCCATATTTCCTCCTTTATAGCCTTGTGCTTTTAATTTTTTTGTAGCTTCTTTTAATCCGCCACCCATGTAACCGCCCATGCCTTTAATAACATCTGCTTTTCTTCTTTTTCTTGCTTCTTTGAGTTTCTTTGCAGTATCTCTTCCTACCTTTACTCCAACTTTAGCCATCATGGGTCTTCCCATCATTTTACCACCGGCTGCTTTTAAAACAGTGCCTAAAGTTTTAGCTTGCGCAGCATGTAATTTAGAAGCTTTTTCTAAAGCTCCTTTGACTTCTTTTACTTTCATCATCTTTCCTTTAGATGCTTTCTCTACACCTTTGATAGTGCCTTTATTTTTAGATGCATAAAAAATACTTTCACCCTTTTTATCACCGTATTGTTCTTTCATGGATTTCATTATCTCTTTACCTTTTTTTGTTAATGGCATAATTAAATCCTCCTTTATTGTATGATATTACTCCACCTTTACTTTTTGGTTTTGCGTAATCCATCATAGACTCAAAACCTACGTCTTTGTATTTCTTACCTTTGTAAAAATCTCTTTCTCTTTTAACTGCTTTAGGGTCTCTCTTCTTAGTGGCTGCACCTATTACAATAGATGCTGCTCCTATTGGTGTGACAGCTCTTGCGAATCTAGCTGCTTTAAACAATTTAGCTGTTCTGCTCGTTACTAAGGCTTTTGATGTGCCTTTACCGACATTACCCGACATTGCTTTAGCTATATTTTTAGCAACTGCTTTTGCTTTCTCAGGTGTTTTAATACCAGTTGCAGAGGCAACCAGTGGTTTTTTTAAAATCTCACCAGCTTTTTTTACTTTAGCTCCAATAGCTCCAAATAAATTTTTACCTTGTGTAATAGCTTTACCTAAACCTTGATCTGCTTTACCGATTAAATTTTTTGTATAATCAGTCATCTTTGGAGATACGCTTACTCCCTCACTAGCTTTAATTACACCACCCATTTTGTTACCTTTTTTTGATGACTTAGAAACACCTTTAAAATCTTTTGCTTTCATTTTACCATAAACACCTGTTGGATATAGGTCAAAAATTTTTACCTTTTTTCCTTGTGGAGGTGCTTGCTTGTTTGTTCTTTTAAATTTGCTCATATGTCGATCATACCACCATAGTATTTCTTAGTAAATGTCTTAACGTTTGTTGGCTTAGGTCCCACATTGGCAGCGGCCCGTTTCCTGGCAACGGCAGACTTTCTTTGGCTTTCTGTCATTCTTCTCGCTTTCGCTAGAGGCACGCATTTTGGATACTTCCGTTTCGCATCCGCAAGTTGTTTTGAACGGCCACATTTTGCGTATGATCCATCTTTTCGTTTGCTCCCAATATCTACCCATTTTTGTCTGAACCATTCTTTTAGTCCTCCTTTTTTCATTCCTGCTGGTACACAATTTGGAACCATTTTATTTCCTTTTTTCTTCATGCCTTTTTGTTCGTAACCAACCCAGCATGTGCCTCGTTTAGACATTAGATCATTCCTTTGTAATAAGACTCATAAGACTTATTAGAAATTTTCTTTCCGCCTACTTCA